TATGCAGCTGCTAACAGCTATGTTAAATCTATATTGGCAAATACGAATTCGTATATAGCTACAAAAGCTAATGATGTTGGTGCCGCTAATCAAATCCTTTATAGAAATTCTTCTAACACTCTTACCGGCAGTCAATATTTTATATATGATGGCGTCAGTATCAAAGTTAATGGAAACCTTGAGTCAGTTTATCACAATGGAGACGAAGGTGGCGAAATTTTCCTTCAGAAACCAGATACAAATACAAGTTTGGCAGCCGGCGTAACGATTGACGTATATCAAAACAAACTTAGAATTTTTGAAAACGGCGGTTCTAATCGTGGAGCATACATTGATATCAGCGCAGCATCAAGCGGTGTAGGATCAAATCTTCTTGCTGGAGGGGGTTCTTCTTCTAATTCGTTTTCTGGAATTCTTGTTGGTTCAAACGTAGTTGTAGCTGATTCAACAAGTGACAGACTCACATTCGTTGCTGGTTCAGGTATTACGATTGCAGCCAATCCTTCAACTGATACAATTACATTCAGTTCAACAGGTGGAGGCGGTGGTGGATTTTCTAACGGTCAATCTATTTCTGTAACAAATCTTGTTGTAACAGGAAATACTACGCTCAGCGCTCTAAAATATGTTCCTAGAGTAAGTTCTACCAGTAGCATTTCTAGTCCACTAAATTGGAATAGTGATAGTTTTGATCAATATGTTGCTACAGCACAAGCTACGGCTCTTACTATTAATGCCGATTCTGGATCACCCAACAACGGGCAAAAAATAATTTTTAGATTTAAAGATAATGGAACAGCAAGAGCGATTTCATGGACAACAGGTTCAGCTAAATCATTTAGAGCAATCGGAATTACATTACCAACAACTACTGTAATCAATAAGACATTGTATGTAGGTTGTTTGTATAATTCTGATGATTCTAGATGGGATGTCATTGCAGTTGCACAAGAATCTTAATCGGAATAAGTGATGCCTAGCAAAGCGCGCAAATACACATATGCTGAAAGTTTAACATTAAGCACTACAACTACAGCATCAGATCAAACAAAAGTTACTCTGACTTTTACTCCTGACGCCAGCAGCACATATGTGTATATCTGGAATGCGGACATTCAAGCTACGACTGGTACAACATACGATAATATCGTAACACTAAAGAATAACGCAGGAACTACACTCTCTACAAGTAACTTTGAATCAAAAGATACGACTGATTTTGCCACTATTTCTGGAATTGCGTTTGAAACTTTTGGCGCATCACCTACTAGTCAGAGCGTCACTTTAACGTATAGAACAGAAACTGCTACTAATAGTGTTGGCATAAAAAACGCAAGAATTGTTGCTATCAAACTGACAGCAGCAGACGCATATGTTGAAAATACTGCAGATTCTTCAACAACAGGCACATCTTTATCTACAGCAACAACTCTAACATTTACACCTGCAACTACCGGAAATTATCTTATTCTAGGTTCTGCAGAAACAAGATCATCTTCAACAACTGTTACTGTAAATTCTCAAATAACTTATAGTGGAACAGGTTATAGTATAGCAGCAGCCAGATCAAACGATATTACAAACTACGTTTCTGGTTTGATGCAAGCCTCTGTTGGTTCTCTAACCGCAACATCAAAATCTATAACATTGCAATTTTCTTCCGGAAGCGCTGGTACTACGGTTAACTGCCGTAGAGCCAGATTGCTCGCGTTAAGATTAGATGAATTTAGCGACTCAAGTATTACGACAGATACTTCTTCTACAAGCACAACATCATTAACATATGCTACAAAAACAACTACAGATACAACTGTAAGCCCAGAACTGTCTTATCTTGTAATAGGAACTGCTGCAATAGGTCCAAGCACAGGTTCTCCAACTACTATATCTTCAGGATATGGATTTTCTGTTGGCGGAACGTACTCTTCGGAATCACTGGTAGAATCTGTAAGCAATGGTAACTATCCTTCAGCGAGCTTTGGTTCATTTACTGTAGTTTCGACATCATCTACGACATTAACATCTCAATTTAATTATTACTCAGAAACTGCTTCTGTAACTACAGTTGCTGATGATGTGACTATATCTGTTCTTCTTCTTGATCCTACTGATTTGTATTGGGTTGGTGGAACAGGAACTTGGAATAACTCATCGTCAACAAATTGGGCTACAACTTCTGGTGGTACTGCAAACGCTGGAGTTCCGAAAGCAGGAACTAATGTTTACTTTGATGCCGCATCAGACTCTGGAACAGAATTTACTGTAACGGTTAGTACAGGAGCCGTGTGTAAAGATTTAACAGTCAGCGGATTAGATCAAACAATGACGCTTAGTGGATCTTCTGCGTGGTCTGTATATGGTAATTTTTCTGTTCCTGCGACTAACTTCACGCAAAGTTATACTGGCACAATTACATTTGCTAGTACTTCAACTAAAACTATTACAACAAATGGCAAATCGTTTACTGCATTTACATTTGACGGTGTAGGCGGTACTTGGACTCTACAAGATGCAGCTACAATTACAGGCGCAGCAACATTAACCAATGGCACTTTTGCGTTGGGATCGTACACATTTACTTGTGATACATTTGCAAGTAATAATTCAAATGTTAGAACTATTAATTTTGGTAAAGGTAAAATAGTAATTACATCTGCTTCTACTGCAACAGTTTGGAATACGTCTACAATTACTAATTTAACTGTTTCTGGAACTTCGCAATTAGAATTAACGGGCGGCGGCGCTACTACAAAAACTGTTTCTTTAGGCGCATTATCTGAAGCTAATTCAATCAGCGTTACTCTAAACACTACTGCAGGTACAGTAGCTTTAACTGGCTCTGTCAATGATCTAATTCTTGCAAACAATAGTTTTACGTTGAGTAATGGTGCGAGAACTATTTACGGTAGTTTTACAATTAATGGTAGTAATCCAACACTAACTGCTGGTACATCTGTAACCACATTTGCAGCTACCAGCGGTACAAAAATTATTACAACAAACGGTAAAACGATTGATTTCCCACTAACATTTAATGGTGCAGGTGGTACTTGGAGACTGGGCGGCGCATTAACAGTTGGTACATCTACTTCTCGTGCTGTTACAATGACGAGTGGCACATTTGATTTGTATGGATATGATTTCACGTTGTATGGCACTTGGGATCAGAGTGTCGGCGGCATGACTTTTAATAATACAGGCGGAACAACAAACAGAATCATTCTGACGCTTGATACTACCGCTACTGTTTTTAACGGAAACATTGGTGCACCAGCAAATCCTACAGATGGGAATGTTACTGTTCGTGTTTTAGGAAGCAATGCTGCAACAACGAGATCTTATTTTCCTGCAAGAGCATCGGGCGACAGAAGCGCGTCTGTTATGAACTGGGAAATTGCAGCTACAGCAGGAACAATCTATTTTGGCACTCTTGCCAGTGGTCAAGCATATAATAATCTTACTATAGAAAACAATAATATAACAGTATATTTTCCAGGTCCTCAAATGTGTCACGGAAATTTTACTGTAAATGGAACAAATCCTACGATTAGTTATCCACCAACCGGTTCAAGTCAAATCTTTTATTTTGCCGGCACGAATGGAACTCAAACAATTAATTTGAATGGTAACGCAAGCAATACCATAGATTGTGATGTGTATTTTAATTATTATGGAACCGGAACAGTACAATTAACTCACAATCTTAACATTGGTGTTGCTATTTCTAGAACAGTATCATTAGGTCAAGGTACGCTTGATCTTAATGAGTACAATTTAACAATTTATGGCGGATTTACCAGCACTAATACTAATACTAGAACTGTAGATTTTGGTAGTGTTTCTAAAATTATTATGACGTTGTCTGGAATTACAGTTTGGAATACATCAAGCGCAACTAATCTTTCTATTCTTGGTACTAATCCATTAATTCAGCTAACAGGAACTGGTGGTACGGCAGCTTTTAGTATGAACAACGCTGGAGCTACAGAATCTAATTCATTTAGTATTCAATTGTCTTCTGCAACAACAACAACTGCTACAATAACAGGTTCTATACGCGATCTTACAATAGATAATTATGCTATAGCATTAAATAATAATCCTCGAACAATTTACGGTAGTTTAACAGTTGGTGGCACTACTCCAGTGTTAACAGCAGGTACATCTACAACTACTTTTGCTGCGACGAGTGGTATAAAAACGATTAATCTCAATGGAAACAATAGCAACACTTTAGATTTCCCCATCACATTTAACGGAGTTGGTGGTACTTGGCAATTGCAACATGCGTTGAATGTAGGCACTGCTACTTCAAGAACAGTGACTCTTACTAATGGTACATTAGATTTAAACAACTATACTTTTACGATTTATGGCATATTTTCTTCATCTAATTCTAATGCCAGAACGATTGCATTTGGTTCTTCAGGTAAAATCGTTTTAAGTTTGGCGGGTGCGACGGCTACTACCATTTGGAATATGATAACAGCAACTAATTTTACTGTTTCAGGAACACCATTGGCAGAGGTTACTGGTTCTGGAACGTTAGTGAGAACAATAAATGCTGGTGCGACAAATCCTGCAGGAGAATCTGGCGCTGTAAGTTTCAGCCTTTTAACATCAGCTGGTACAACAACATTTAGTGCTGGTGGAGAAGTTAAAACATTAATTTTGAATTGTAGTGGTACAACAGTTAACTTAGGTAGTACCACAGGTTTAACATTTTACGGTAGTTTAACGAACACTGCTTCTACATTGAACACTGTTGGAACGTCAATTTTTGCTGCTACAAGCGGCACTAACACTATCGATACTGGCGGTGCGACTTTTAATGATATAACCATTAATGGTGTTGGTGGTACTTTTGTTCTTGCAAATAACTTGAATCTTGGAGCAAATGATTTAATTCTTACGAATGGTACTTTTGATGCTAGCTCATATAATGTTACTGCAGGAGGTTTGCAATCGGATAACACAAATACTAGAACATTAAATATGGGTTCTGGCACTTGGACATTATCCAATGGTGGTGGCACTAGAAATACTGCGCCATGGAACATAAACGATGGTGGAACTGGTCTCACATTAAATAAACAGAATGCAAATATAGTATTGAGCTATAATTCTACAGGTGCGACTGAATTTTACGGCGGCGGCAAAACATATAATAATGTTACTTTCAGCGGAACTTCTACTGGTTTATGTAGAATATATGGCAGCAATACATTTGCAACTTTAAGCATTCCAAACAATCGTGGTAGAGATTTATATCTTGAATCGGGATCTACTAATACAGTAACTACATTTGACGTTTATGGAGAATCGGGAGATACTATGTTGTTATATGCGATTACTGCAGGTTCTCAAGCGACTCTAGCATACAGCGGCTCTAGTAAACAAACAGTAGCATATGCTGTTTTTAGAGATATCATTGGATATCCCGAACAGACCTGGTATGGAGGTACAACTTCTACAGATAATGGCAATAATTTGAACATATATTTTAGAGATCCAGAACCATTCTATAATGCTGGAAATGGGCCTTCTGTATGGTTTGCTGTTATCTAATCGTTTTTTATAAATAGATTCATCAATTTAGGAAATATCATGGAACAGATTTATACCGCTATTCAAGCTGCTGCAGATCAAGACGCCAACGGATTTCGTGACGCCATCAATTCTGCACTTGCTGCTAAAATTGAAGACGCTCTCGAGCTGAGAAAAGTAGAGATCGCTTCTAACATGTTTAACACCCAAGAAGAAGAGCTCTCAGCAGAGCAGGAGATCGAAACAGATGAAAACGTTCAGACAACTGCGTGAAGCTCTAAAAGACGATAATCCAGAAGCAAAAGCACTGCGCCCACGCGCGCAAGGCGAAGAAGACTTCTATGACGCACATACGCGTCAGACAACAGAATATCCTGTTTCTAGCAAAGGTGGCGAAACTAAAGAAGCTGAACATCAGCCTAATAATGGCGATCGCGCTCCAGTTCAGCAGGGAACTTCAAAGCTGGCTGACAAGTCTGGATTCAAGGGAAGCAAGACACCACTTACTCGTGCAGATAAGACACAGGGTGACTTCAAGCCAGTTAAGACTTCTCCTTCCGCAGTACAGGCTCCTACGTTTGGTGAGTCAATCTTCGTAAATCAACCAGTCATTAGCGAGTCTGGTAACGATTCAATCACAGTAGAACTGTTGAACGGTGATATCATCGAGATTAACGAAGACACGTTCAATGCTCTCGTAGATATGTACGAGCAGCTTAATACTGGTAACAGAGTTATCTTTAAGTCGGCTGTAAACGAAAACATCGAATCGTTTGAAAAGATTCTTGACTTCATCGTTTCCGCTCAAGAAGACGAGGAGTGATAGATGGCTGCTGAAGGTATCGTAAACAAGCACAATAAGGGTGGATGGGTTATCGCTAAGTTCAATAAGAGCGGTTTCATCAAGCTCAATCACCCAACAGCTACTATTGGCGCAAACTCTGCTGGAGAAACTGTTACTCGTCTGAACATCATTTCAGCAGAGTGGTCTTGCGGAAACAATGCGCATTGGCAAATTCAACGCGGAGCGAATACAATCCTCTTGCTGACTGATGGACAACACGTTATGGATCTTTCGGATTCTCGTCTGATTGATAACGGAGACGCAGAAGCTACTTCTAACGTCGTCATCACTAAGGTTGGTACAGGACCAGTCACACTTATTCTTAAGTTACATAAGACTGTTTCTATTACAGGAGGCTCGCAATACTAATGAAACTCATCTGCGAAGTCAACGAAAATCTACAGATCATTACTGAATCTAATGAAGCAGGTGAGAAGCAGTATTTCCTCGAAGGCATTCTGATGCAGGGAAATATTGGTAACAAGAATGGTCGAGTATATCCTACAGACACACTAGCCAACGAAGTCGCACGTTACAATCGTGAGTTCGTTGAGCAGAATCGCGCATACGGAGAGCTTGGTCATCCGCAAGGACCCACGATCAATCTCGAGCGTGTATCACACATGATTAAGTCACTGCGTCAGGAAGGCGATAACTTCGTCGGTCGCGTGAAGATCATGGATACGCCATACGGAAATATCGTAAAGAATCTGATGAAAGAAGGAGCCAAACTCGGGTTCTCTTCTCGTGGCATGGGATCTCTCATGAAGAGAAAAGATGGTCTCATGGAAGTTCAGAAAGACTTCTATCTTGCTACGGCTGCAGATATCGTTGCTGATCCATCGGCTCCACAAGCACTCGCTAACGGAATCATGGAAGGCAAAGAGTGGGTTTGGGATAACGGCATTCTCGTTGAGAAAGACGTTGCTCGAATTAAGTCTGAGATTAACGAGGGATTTAGAACTCGCGAAGAGCGTGAAGCAATTCTGCTCAGTGCATTCAATAAGTTCCTCAAGAAACTCTAAATGAAGTCATTTTTATAAATAAACTAGAAGAATCTTCTACAACCCTGAGGGAGAATATTAATATGTCAGTTCAGGAAACAAATGTCGAAAAGCTCGACATGCAAGAAGCAAAGAAGGCGAGCTACGGCGTTGACGCTGAGGTCGCTGACCCTACTGGAGTTCAGGCCGCAGTTCCTGGTGGTGTGGCCCAGCAGGGCGAGAAGTCTGGTCCAATGACACAGGGATCAGGAATCAAGCCATACACCAAGGTAGGCATGATCAATGCAATGGTCCAGGCGCTTACAGGCATGAAGAAGGCAGACGTATCAGCTGCTTACGATGCTTTTAAGGGCGACAAGACAAACCCAATGCAGGGTTCGTCTGTTAATCCAAAGGGACGTGTTGCAGAAGAGACAGAGTCTCCTCGCATTGCTCGTCTTACAGCACAGGATATCGACGTATCAGACGATATCAAGGCTATCTTTGCCGGCTCTGAAGTTTCTGAAGAGTTCATCTCAAAGGCTACAGAAGTCTATACAGCTGCTGTTCTTGCTAAGGTAAACGAGCAGCTCGAAACAATCGAGTCTAACTTCGACGAATCGCTTACAGAAGAAACTGCTACAATCAGCGAAGAACTCGTTGAGCGCGTCGACACTTATCTCGACTACGTTGTTGAGCAGTGGATGGAACAGAATGCGGTTGCTATCGAGCGTGGACTCAAGGCTGAGATCGTAGAGTCATTCATGACTGGTCTCAAGGGTCTGTTCGAAGAGCATTACATTGACATTCCAGATGAAGCTGTTGACGTTGCTGAAGAGCTGGCTGGTAAGGTCGAAGCTCTTGAGAACGCAATCAACGAAGAAATCGAAAAGAATGTTGAGCTTACAGCCAAGATTCATGAATTTGAACGCGCTGCTGCGTTCGCACAAGTTTCAGAAGGCCTGACAGATACGCAAGTTGCTAAGTTGTCATCACTTTCTGAGGCAGTTGAGTTCGAAGACGTAAATACGTACAAGAACAAGATTGCTACTCTTCGTGAGAGCTACTTCCCTTCAAAGTCTTCGGCCGGGACTTTGTCCGAAAGCGTAACTCTCGATGAGGAACCAGTGGGCGACGATGTCGCTGAAAAGCAGGTTCCAGTTGAAATGGCTGCTTATATGTCCGCAATTTCGCGTGGCATCAAAAAGTAATAGTAAATTAGGAGAAATAAGAAAATGCAATCTCTGAACGAGACAATTCAGAAGAAGTGGCAGCCAGTCCTGGAACATCCTGATCTGGCTCCCATTAAGGACGTTCATCGTCGTAGCGTAGTTGCCCAGCTCCTTGAGAATCAGGAGAAGGCTGCTCGCGAAGATTCATTCGGTTCGGGCGGATATCGCGCTCCAGGTCTCCTGGGCGAAACTGCTCCAACCAATGCTATGGGTGCTTCGTCATCCACAGCCGGTGATGGCTCGATCGACACGTTCGATCCAGTTCTCATCTCGCTGGTTCGCCGCTCCATGCCAAATCTGATCGCATACGATATCTGCGGCGTTCAGC